TTCGATACTGCTCTACCCATTGGTACATCGTAGTATACTTTTTTAAAAGTTGATCCTGCTAACGGTAAGTGAAATAACATTGAATCAAATTCTGATTCATATTCTTTCATCTGATCCATAATTAAATAATTCATAAAATCTTTAACACGACCTGCTTGTTGTTCTGTTGCAGGATTTTTTACACCAATAATTTGAGTTCTTACTGGTCCATCACTTGGTAATAATTCTTTATAAGCTTGAGCTTGAAACTGTGTTACTGCTTCTGCAAGAACAGGGTGTGTAGCACCACTAGCTCCTTGAAATGGTTCAGTTCTGTTTTCATATTTAAAACCTAAAAGATCTAAACCAGTTTTATAAGATTGCTCCCATTCTTTTCTTGATGATTTATAATCCATGTAGTTTTGAACCATTTCATTTCCAAGTGGTTCTAAAACATCATCTGGTAAAAGATCTGCTAAGTTATCAAAGTGTGATTCTGTTCCAGGTACGTTAATTGATCCTGGTTCGTAGTCTAAAGTTACACCGCCATCTTCTTCTGGTATAACTTCGATTGGTCCTTTTTCTTCTACTGGTTCCTGAACAGCAATATCTTGAATCTCTTCTTGTGAAGGAACTTCAAGTTTGTTTCTAGTGTTCGGGAGTCCTTTGTCTATTTCTGCCATTTATTACTCCTATATGTTCTTACCACGTTTTAATAGACCTGACAAGCCTTGTGAATTTGGTCCTGATTCTGGTGGTGGGCCTGATTTAATACCGGCTAAACCACCACTTGCTAAATTCTCTTTATAAAATTCTCTTGCAAATATCTTTAATGGTAAGTACCCTGGAATTTTTTTTGATTTTGATTTTGGAAATGATTGATAATATTTATAATGTTCTAACATTTCTTTTATTTGTGGATAATAATTACTTTTTAATGTAAGTTTAGATCCGCTGTTAAAACCTGCACGGCCACCTTTTGCTAAATTAGCAATACCGCCGCCTGCAAAGCCAGTGCCTAAATTTAATTCTTTTTTTAATAAACCTTCTTCTAATTGTTTTTTCTCTAATGCAGCTAACTGATTTGCATACTCCAAAGGAATTTCAGAGTAAGCATCTTGTAATGATTTTCTTCCAGGTGCTTCTACTCCTGCACCAAGAGCATAATCATCAAATATATCTCCAACACCATATTGCGTTGCTCTATTTAAAACATATGGTTTTACATTAAAAAATAAATTTTCATTACCAGCCATAGGTTCACCTTTATTCGCCATATAACTTTCTAAATCTGTAATTGGTGTAACTTCTTTTGGAGCATATTTATCTACAAACTCTAAGTTTTGTCTTAATAACTTAGGGTCGGAATCTTTAAAAAATTCAGTGCTAGCAGCCTTGTCTATTTTTGTATTATAGTCTTGAGCAACTTCTTCTCTTATTTGATTTTGCATTGCAACTTTACCTTGAAGAGGTGTATCCGCTCCTACAAAGCTATAACCAAATTTTCCATAATCATCAGCTATGTTTGCCATGTTTTCATTTGCTCTATTCAATTGATTTGTAGCAATCTCAAAAGCACCTGTGTTTGGTTTTATATTTTTTAATACTTGTTTTGATTGTTCAGCTATAAAATAATTGTTCATCCAATCTTCAGTTGATCTTAAATGTTTTACATATCTCTGAGCTTCTTTATTAGACATTTTATTAATATCTTTTTTACCATAACCAAACAGTCCTGCCGTTGTTGCTTGTTTTGCACCATCGATATCTCCAGCAACTAAATAAGGTGCAGCAAACATAAACTCTATAGCTGGATCTGCAACACCAAATAAAGTTGTTCCTAACGTTCTAAGTTTACCAAATTTTTTTGGTATTCTACCATCTTTAGAAACTCTTTTAGCTTTATCAGTTTCTCTTTGAATACCTCTTTGAATTTCTTCCATAGAACAAGTCAAACCATCTGGATTAGTTCCTGAAGCTTGTTTTACTCTTCCCGATCCACAAAATGCGTTTAATAAATTTGCATATTGTTTTTTATTGATTTCACCTGCTTGGGTCATACTTTTACCCAACATTTGAACTGTATCGTCTGTCATTTTTAAAGGACCAGCTGAACTTGAAAATTTTAAATTTCCTTGTGAATCTAAATTGATGTTTACGTCATCTAAATAACCACCAAATTTTTTACTAAAATCATCTTTAATAATATCCATTTCATTTTTAATTTTTGCTTTTGCATCTAGTGTGGTTGCTTTTTCAAATTTAGTTATAAGTTTATTAATGGGTCTATCAAACTGAGCATTTTTAATTCTTTCATTAAAATTAGATGTTGTTGGATTTACTTTTGTATACTCAATAATATCAGCATAACCTTTGTCAATTAAAGAAGATGGAACTTTGTGATCCCATGCGATATTATCCGCTAAACCTAATATTTCTTTTGCTTTGCCCCATTGATTGTTTTGAGAAAAACTAATTGCTTTTGCTGATTCAGCAAACATGGGTTTAAATTCGTCAGCAACTATTTGTTCAAAAGCTTTTAACATTTCTTTTGTGCCAACTCTATGTTGTCTAAAATTATTTATATCAGAGAATAATTGTTGACCTATTTCAGCTTGTATGACTTTTGCATAAGGACCTGTAATTGCTTTATTTAAACCAAACGTAGATAATAATTTATTATTATTTAAAAGTTTTCTTGCTTCTGTTCTAAGTTTAGGTAAATTTTCAGAATTAAATATATTTTTTATTTCTTCTGTTACAGCGTTTTTAATTTTAGGATTAAAATTATATAAAGAACTTTTTATAAATTGTTTTAAATGATCTGGGGTGTTTCTGCTTTTTTCCGCTGTTATATTTAACATCGTTTTTTTAAAATCTTTACTAAAATAAGTTTGAACAGAACCTTTTTTAGAGTTCATGTCTTTTACAAATTGATTATCTTTTCCAAATCTTTTTATTAAAGCATTTTCAAATGTTTCTGGGTTGGCATAACGTTTAGCATTTTTTTGTACCCAGTTTTCTACTTTTAAATAATCATTTCTAGGTTTTTTATATTTAGGATCTTGTTTTAAAATATCTTTTTCACCTCTAGAAAAATTTCTAAAATTAGTTCTTTCCTCTAACATGTTTAAAACCCAATCAGAATCTTCTCCTAATTGATCAGCAATAAATATTACATCATCAATATTTTTTTCAAGATTATTAATATAAACAATATCTCCTGCTTCTAACATTCCTTTTTTAAATACTTTCATTTTTCTATTATGATATTTTTCTTGAGCTTTTATAGCTTTTTTATTTGGCATCATAAATTCTGCATCATCATTAATATTAGCTTGTTTCATTGCTTCTGCAATTCTAAGTAAACCAGGTTCTCTTCTAGGATTAGACATTTGTTTATATCTATTTGGATTTTTTTTATGTTTCTCTTGTTCGTTTTTTAACCATGCTGAATATTCTTTAGTCTTAACTTTTTTTCTTCCGTCAGAATAACTGTCATCTTTTACTACGTAATGTTTTTGACCTTGAAAATCATCAGCCCCTGTTCTTTTTGCGGGTGTTATGTATTTTTCTTCTTTATACCCAGGTCTAGATCCATCAGCACTTGGTTGCACTAACATACCACCACCGGCCATTGGATTACGTTTCATAAATTCATTAACAGCATCTATTTCTACAACGTCTTGTCTTGGATCAGGTCTACTTATATTAGATGCAGTAGTCAGCTGACCACTGTTTAATAATCTTCTAAGGTTTGAAACATCACTACCTGTTTCATCTTCTATCTGTAAAAGTTTTTGAAAGATATCCATTACTCACCTAACATTCTAGCGATACCGCCTGATGCATAGTCATCATAATCGTAAGCATCACCTTGTCTAGCAGTAATATAATCACTTTGAGCATCAAGGTCACCTTCATTTAATTTCTTAACTTTGTCTTTTCTTTTTTTCTTTTGTACAATTTCTTTCATAGTTGGTCCTTTGCCTGTTGCATATTCTTTCAATGCAGAGACATCAGAATCTAAATCTTTAATGCTACGACCACCAACTTCTTCTGCATCTATGAAAAAATCATCAGGGCCATCGGCTCTTCCAACAAAACCGGACTCTGTAACTTCAAAATCAACATCTCCTCTAGGTGCTCCTTCATCAGGTGGAGTTCTTTTGTACGAAAGATCTACAGGTTCCTCTAACATATTTTGTGGGCTGTTATATTCTACTCTAATAGAATCAGTTTCAAGATCTTGATAAACTGTTACTTCATCAGTATCATTTAATTTTTTAACGTGAACAACCTCTCTATCTTTGGTTGCAAGTTTTTTAGTAACATCATCACCCTCAATAATTACTTTGTTAACTAATGCATCAAACCATTCTGGTTTACCAGGCACCTCTCCCGTTTTAATCATTGGAACATTCTTAATACCTTTAACAGTTTTTAATGGTTTAATAAATTTACCAATGATAGGTATTGCTGCAAAACCACTTAAAAGTTTTAAGAACGTTCTTCTGTTCATGCCATCTTTTAAACCAATACGACCACCGTCAGCGTTTAAATCTCTTTTCTTTTTACCACCTGTCTCCATGTTCTTTAACACGTTTTCTAATTCTAAAATTCCTTCGTCTGTAAGTTTTGGTGTGTCTTTGAATTTACCAGCCATATCTTCTGCTAGTCTTGACATAGTTGTAGCCATTTCTTCAGCCGTTCTTCTATCCACACCTTTTTTCATCATATCTTCTATCATTTCATTTTTAAGTCTAATTTGACTAGTGTCAGCTTTTTTTATATTTTTAGCTGCACTTAACATATCTTTTACTAATTGAACTCTGTCTTCACCCATCTTGCTTTGAAAACCTTTAACCATGTCACTTGCTAAAATACCTTCTTTGATATTAACCTTTCTTTGAAGTTTAGGATCGTCTAACATTGTATTTAAAGATTTTGGATTTACCATTTTTAAAACGTCGGAAGGTTTTTTAACCACGTCACTTTTCTTACCCATGTATTGTAACATTTGTCTTAATGTTGCAAGACCTTTTGAAAATGGACTGCCCATAAAAAAACCAATACGTCCACCGTCTGCTTTATCCTCTCTCATTTTGTTTTTTAATGATTCTATTTCATCTACTAATACTTTTGCTCTTTCTCTAAAGTCAGGACTGTCTGGATTTAGATTACCTAACTTTGTTTCTGTTTTTATAATTTGTTTTTGAATGTCTGACATGTTTGTTGTGTCATAATCATCAATACCATAAACATCTTCTCTGTTTTTTCGTTCAATAATTTTTTGAACTGAATCTTTGTTTTGTGCTTCTAAATCAGCTTTTATATCTTCTTCTGTTCTTACTTTTTTATCTGCAATTTTTTGTTTCATTCTTTGTGTGTTTGTTTCAGCTAATCTTATAAAGGTATCTGTGTCTATTGATTTACCTGTTTGTGTACCACCTATAATTGGTTTATTAGGATCTAACTCTTCACCCATTCTATTAAATATTTTTGCTGACTCCGTGTTTTTGATACCAGCCTGTGCAGCGTCTTCTGCTTTTTCCATAGCTTTAATCTGATTGATAATCATTTTTAACTGTTCTTCCGATTGAATAGCATTTGGATCGATACCTCTACGCATTAACAGGTCTTCCATCATTGCTGCTTGAAAATCTACTTTTTTAAGATCGGGTAACGAGATCATAATACCATCATCAGCACGCCCTGCCGTTAGTTTAGCTATATAATTTCTAATGATTGTCTTCATTAATAATAATTCCTTTTCTGTTTCTCGACTTTTTCATCGACGTAGTCTTCAGGGTGATTTAACAAACCACCTTGCCTGAATCGCATGATTGCTTGAGTTGTTGAGTCCACAAGGTCATCATGGTCTCCATAAGGAAATGCAGCGCATTCTTCAATAACGTCATCTGCAAATTTCTGCTCAGGAGCCCATATCATACCACTTTCAAACAAAGGTGCAACAGAATTCACACGAGCATGCTTGTCGTTTCCTTTACTAGGTGTAAAGTTCATAACCGGTACATCCATTTTTCTAAGTTCGTAAGTTAACGGAAGCCCTGATGCTTTTGCCTCAATAATAACTGATTCAGGCATCCAGTATTTATATTGCTCTAAGGCAAGTCTACGTAACTCTGGAAACTCATACCTACCTTTAATTGCATCTAACAATATCAAATTCGCACCTGAGTCTTCATCTGGATAGAATATACCCCAAGTAGTAATAGCAGAATAGTCCGCTGTTTCTTTTTTTAAAAATGCAGTATCGTAAGATTGTATAACATGATGTAAGGTTGGAATATAATCATGATCCCAAACTCTCCACCACTCACGTTTTAATATTGCTCCTTCTTCCGCTGTTGGATTCTGCATCCATTGTGCGTTCCATTTGCCCGTGGGCAGTGTTGCTTGGACTTTTTCTAATTCATCTAGCTTCCAATACTCAGGCCACACAGGTTTAGCGTTTTTTGATCCATGGTCCATGATTGCTGGAAATTCGACCACGTGCCACTGATCAGCTTTTGTTTCTTTTTGATTTTGTATTAGTTTACCAGTTAAATCTTTATTACTCCATCTTGTCATAACAAGCACGATCTTACCGCCTGGTTGTAAACGCTGACGTGGACCTGATGTATACCAGTCATAAGCTGACTCCATTGCTGTAGGTGATAATGCATCTTGCTCAGAGTGAGGGTCATCAATGATCAGCAGATCCGCTCCTCTACCTGTTATCGCACCGCCAACACCAGCTGCAAAGTATTCACCACCCTGCGCTGTCTCCCAACGTCCTGCTGCTTTACTATCCTCTTGTAAAGTTGTTTTAAAAATTTTTGCATAATCTTCTGAGTCAATCAAGTTCTTAGCCTTACGACCAAATCTTATTGCAAGTTCGCCCGTGTGCGTTGCTTGAATAATTTTTAATTTTGAATCACGGCCCACCATCCAAGCCGGAAGTAAGTATGAAGCAAACTCCGACTTGGTATGTCTTGGGGGCATGTTTATTATTAACCGGTTTATTTCACCCGTGGCTAATTTATTAAATTTATCTGCAATATGTCTATGGTGCGAGCCTTCAATAAAATCGGGCCACATACATTTTACAAAACTTAAAAAATCTTCTTTTGCTTTATTCTGTATTTTTTTTTCTGCATGTAAAACTTGCAGTTGTTTAAATTTTTTACGTACGTCTACAGGTAGTTTACTTATATCTATATTTTCTAAATTCATAAAAATTTTTTAAAAAATTTTTTGCACTATGTTTAAAGTGTTCAACATGTTTTTACCAGTTATAACTCTGTAAATCAAGCAATACAACCTGAAGTAGTGGGACCCCTTTTACATAAAAGGGGGGATAGGTCTAAAGTTTTAATCGATATTGAGATTAGATAGGGATCCGCTTATGTGTAAACCCTAGCCCGTTAGGGCTAGGGGTGGAAAGGTAAGGTGTTAATCTAATAACACCATGTATGCTTCGGCATTGTTTTTTCTAAACCAATCGAGATCGGCTCGTACCTTATCCCATAGTTTAGAAGAACCATACCCAAGTTCTTTATCTTCGATCGTTGCTCCTAATTCATTTAGAAAGATTGCGTCATGTCTTTTTGCTTCTTCTTTAGTTAGCATGAAAGACTCTCCATTAAATCTATTCTTACGCTCTTCTGTTTTTTCAATCATTGCTATTTGCTCATCGCTAATAGGAATAAAGTTTTTTGTTTGTTTAGTCATTTATACCTTTCTTGTTAATAGGATTATCCTATCAGCTTTGCCTGCTTTCGTCAACCTTAATATCCCATTCATTCCAAGAATAACCATA